CAATTCCAGGAATCTCTTCTTCTGTTCTGGTGTTTTTAAGCTGGCATAGTCGTAGATCGTTGTGATCTGCTCGTCAGCATTCTGAATAATTCCCACATAGTCATTACCACCGTATACCAAGTATGTTAGGTAGGGGTATTGATCCAATAGCTGTTGTATATGTTCCACAGATTCCGATAAATATGTTATAAAGACGAGCAAAATGATTACTGTCAAACTATTTAGTTATCCAAATTCAGTCGAAGTTCAAATATTCGACTCCAATATATTCACGACAAGGAACCGCCAAGTGTACAGCCGCCCCATCAAAGTTTATCAGGGAATCGACAATCCCATACAGGTAATAGTTAAAAATCAGGATCAGAAGAAGGTCAATCTCACTGGTTACGTCATGCAGGCCAGTATACAGGATCCTGTCAACCAACTCACTGTGGAAACCTACGCTGTGACATTTGCCAATATTGCAGCAGGACAGGGTAATTTCACCATTGATAAAGGCACAATAAATTCATTGGAACAACGTTTTTACAAACTGACATTTAAAACAATCAAAACATCAGATAACACAGAACAGCCTGTTTACGTAGACGATAATTATTCTGCCCCATTGGAGTTGGAAATATTACCAGCTTACTATGCTGAAACCATAGCTGAACAATCTGAAGTGATAATTGATGGCGGAACACTATGACCATATACGCAAATGTAGGCCACATACTATTAAAGCGTGGCAATACCATACAAAGCACAGCATACACAGGCCCATTGGGTGAACTTACGTATGATACTGATTTAAGAACTATACGTGTACACGATGGCAGCACTGTGGGCGGTAATGTTATACTGGTTAATCAAATAACATTAACTGCATATCAAACTTATGCCAATGCCAATGCAGCCACTCAGGCTGCCAACATCAACAGCATTACTGCTAATATTGGCAGCTTCTACACCTACGCCAATTTGCATTTTACTGATAGTTCATACAGTAATAGCAATGTGGCTAGTTATCTGCCGGTGTATTCTGGTAATGTATCTACAGCCAATGTAATTTTGAGTGGTAATACTGGATTCCCCGCTAATACCACAGCAGTGGTTGCCTGGGCTCGAATCACTGTGGGCACAACGGCATATTGGACTCCGCTGTATCGGTAATCTGACCAGTTGATTTAGTTCAACAATTCTGTTATACTAGCATGATGCTGAATACCATTCAGGACGCTGTGCGTCTGATCCTTCCTGGCAAACGTAAGACCAATTCATCGTCAGGATGGATATCATTTAATGCTGTGTGTTGCCATCACAATGGCGAATCAGCAGACACACGTGGTCGTGGGGGGATAATGTTAAATGCTGACGGTGGTATCAGCTATCATTGTTTTAACTGTAACTTTAAAGCCAGTTATCAACCTGGACGTCATTTAACATACAAGTTCAGAAAGTTATTAAATTGGTTGGGTGCTGATGACAACACAGTCAAACGATTGACTATTGATGCCATACGAGTTAAGGAATTAATAGCACCAGAGCAACTGGTCAAAACTGAACCCGAAGCAGACATAGTATTCAAGTCCCGACCACTGCCTGACGAAGCACAGAGTTTTCAAGCACTCAACACTTTCTATACATTAAACGACAACCAGGATGTGCCAAAAGAGTGGCATACCGCAGTTTTATACGCAGCCAGCCGTGGGGTTGATCTGTCCCGATACGAGTTTTATTGGACACCAGAAACGGCATATAACCTCAACAAACGAATCATTATTCCTTTTACCTGGAACAACGAGCCCATTGGATACAGTGCCCGATCCGTTGAAGATGGAGTTAAACCTAAATATTTTACACAACACGAGCCCAATTATGTTTTTAATGTTGATAGACAACTACCTACGAGCCGCTTTGTTATTGTATGCGAAGGCCCATTCGATGCAATGGCTATTGACGGTATAGCCATATTGGGCAATGAGATAAGTGAACAACAGGCAGAAATTATAGACCGTCTGGGTCGTCAGGTAATAGTGGTGCCCGACACTGATCGTCCTGGTCGTAAGATGGTGGATGCTGCCCTGGAATATGGATGGGACGTTAGTTTCCCAGTCTGGCAGGAGAGCTGTAAAGATATCAATGAGGCAGTGTCTAAATATGGAAAATTATTTGTACTTAAGAGCATTCTGGCCAGCGTAGAGACGAGTAAATTAAAAATTGAATTATACAAGAAACGCATATATAATAATCTATAGGAGAATACGTGAGCAAAGAATATAACGCAGACCTACAGAGATTATTTTTAGAGATGATGATGAATGACGCACAGAGTTTTGTGCGAGTTCAGAATATTTACAATCCAGAAAACTTTGATCGTAGTTTAAGGGCCGCCGCTGAATTTATTCAGCAACACACAGATCAGTACAAGACCATGCCCACACATGATCAGGTGCAGGCTGTTACTGGTGTAACTCTCAAGCCCATTCCTGAAATGGCTGACGGACACTACGACTGGTTCATGCAGGAGTTTGAAGGATTTAGTCGCAGACAAGAACTAGAACGTGCTATTCTCAAGGCAGCAGACTTGCTGGAGAAAGGCGAGTATGATCCTGTGGAAAAGTTGATCAAGGATGCAGTACAAATCAGTCTAACCAAGGACATGGGCACTGACTACTTTGACAATCCAGCAGAACGTATCAATCGATATTTTAATACTGGCGGACAGGTCAGCACAGGTTGGCCACAGATGGATCGCATACTGTATGGTGGATTCAGCCGTGGTGAACTGAACATTTTTGCTGGTGGATCAGGATCAGGTAAATCGCTAGTCATGATGAACATGGCACTCAGCTGGCTACAGGCAGGACTCAGTGGAGTGTATATCACACTGGAACTCAGTGAAGAACTTTGTAGTTTGAGGACTGACGCCATGTTGTCAGGCATGGGCACTAAAGAGATCCGCAAGGATATTGATACCACTACATTAAAGGTCAAGATGGTGTCTAAGAAAGCTGGGCAGTATCGAGTCAAGTGGTTGCCAGCACAAAGTACAATTAACGATATCCGTAGTTACCTAAAAGAAGTACAGATACAGACTGGTATTCGGGTGGACTTTGTCATGGTGGACTATCTGGACTTATTGATGCCAGTGAGTGTTAAAGTTAACCCCAACGATCAGTTTATCAAGGACAAGTATGTAGCAGAAGAACTGCGCAACTTGGCTAAAGAATTAAATGTATTGTTAGTTACAGCGTCACAGTTGAACAGAAGTGCTGTGGAAGAGATTGAATTTGACCATAGTCATATTGCTGGTGGTATCAGTAAGATCAACACAGCAGATAATGTATTTGGTATTTTTACCAGTCGCGCTATGAAAGAGCGCGGTAAGTATCAGATGCAATGTATGAAGAGTCGTAGTTCAACTGGCGTGGGTCACAAGATTGACTTGGAATATAATATTGAAACCATGCGTATTACAGACGCTGGTGGAGAAGAGTCCAGTGGTGGAGTAAACGCCAACAGCATACTAAATCAGATTAAAACTAGCACAGTGATCAACAGTATGGCTAATACATCGGTGCCAGTGGCTGAAGTAAAGAGTACCGAACTAAAAAACATGTTGGCTAAACTAAAGACCCGAGAATGAATCTAGTTTGTTTTAGTAACAACACTGCTGGTGGACTGGTATGTGATCTTCTTAATAATAGTACCAGTGAGTTCGATGGATATAAAACCACTGGATCTGCACATAATGCATTTAAAATTTCTGACACCCCCACCGTTCAGTGGTCAGTTGACGTAGAGCAGTGGGAAAAGTTGGTGGAACGTTTTAAAAATAGTGATTCATGGATGGGAACTCACTTGCATCCATCGGGAATTCCTGACATTAAAGTTTTTGATAAAGTCTTGGCCATAACCACAGAGACTCGTGAAAGCAAATTGTATCGTTGGTTGAGATATTATCACGGCTGGTGGTGCAAGAACAATCCACAGTGGCAAGAGTCTGATGATTTGAGTGCTAAAGATCAGATCAGAGAACTGGCAAAAAATGTATTTGTTGAATTTACCGCTTATCCCGGATGCTGGAATGTAGAGTTTTCTGACATAGTCAATGGTCGTTTTATCAAGGAAAACAGCTTAAATCAACACTATTTCTATAACTGGAAAAGTTCAAATAGTTTTTTAAATTATACATCAGATTCTTGGGCATACCTTAGGTTTTATGAAGCTGAATGGGAGTTGATTAACGGATCACCCTATCACTATACTTAAATTGAACTAAAAGTCATAAATACCACATATTGGAGTTTTATCTTGCAAAAGCGTACTCGCAGCATACTTGACGAACTGGATGGTTTGTTAGCACACCGCGATCGTTCTAATCTAGTTGAGAGTCGTGCCAGTAATGTAATTGCTGGTGCCATCAATCTTATCAACTATATTAAAGAAAATTACGACGCCGATGCTGCCGAGGAATTAGAGCGCAGACTTATCAATAGTATTCGTAGCCAGGATCCCAATAAATTTATACGTGGTGTAAGGAGATTAGGCAACAATGAAGATCAATGAAGTAATTACCGAAGCAGTTCAGCTGGATCCCAACGATCCAGAACAGGCAAAATTATTAGCCCGTGCTCAGGCACAAGCCGGAGTTCCGGCCACACCCCCCACAGCGTCACCACAACCAGCAGCTCAAGCTGCACCAATCATACCAGCGGCAGCCCCACACGCCCCTAAACCAGGTGTGGGTACTGGACTGGCCAAAGGATTGATCAAAGGATTATCAGCACTGTCCTATATAGGTGACCCCAGTGGTAAGACTGCCGAACTGGGGCGGACCGGTATAGCCAATGCCAACGCTGCTCAAGCAGACATAACAAAAAATTTGCGTACTGATCAAATCAATAGATCCAAAGCACTGGGCACTCAGCAACAACTCACCACGGCCAATATTAACAACTATATGACCAATTGGTCCAAGCAGTTTCAATCCAGCCCCAACAAAGCACCGTTGGTATCTGAACTTGGTGCATTTTTGGCAGACCGTAAAGGTACTCCCGAGTACAATAGTATGGTTCCTGTAGTCAAGTCTGTATTGAAGAGATCAGGCTTGACGCCGCAAGAGGTAGCACAATACTCAGCCGCATTGGGGATATGATGAACCAGACGATGATTAATGAAGGTGGCAACGTATTTAAAGATTCGCAAGGTCAGCCACTGACACAAAGAATTAAACAAGCAGATGTCATGCCCACAGTGCAATGGCTAGAAAGCATCACTGGTCTGGATCTGACATCTAAGAAGGACCCACGTGATGGCAATCCAGTCAAATGGCTGGGCAGTACTGGCCGCAAAGTAGACTCAGGTGACCTGGACCTGTCAGTTGATGCCACGGAAATGTCTAAAGATCAGTTGACGGCCGTATTGTCGGCCTGGGCCGCCAAACAAGGTGTGCAAGCACCACAGTATATTAAAAAATCTGGTACTGCGGTTCATTTTTTAACTGCCATTGGTGGTAACCCCGCCAATGGATTTGTTCAGACAGATTTTATGTTTAGTAACAAGCCAGGATGGACACAGTTTGTATTAAGTAGCGACCCACGCAGCCAATACAAAGGCGCATTACGTAACATCATGATGAACAGCGTGGCCAAGAGTATGGGTTATAAGTTAAATCAGAATGACGGCATCGCTGATCGCGCCACCAATAAAATCATCACTGATGATCCCAACAAAGTAGCAGAGTTATTGCTGGGCCCAGGCACTGGTATAGCCGATCTGTATAGTGTTGAGGCCATACTCCAAGCATTGGTCAACGATCCCAACCGTGAATCCAAGATAGCTGATTTTAAAGCACACATGGAACGTTCTGGTACACCCATGGCAGAAAGCAAACACTGGTTCCGTCGTTATAGCGATCTTTTACAATGAAACAATTGATGTCATTTATCAGTACACTAACTGAAGGTGCTCGCATAGAACACCCAGAGGATCTAGTGTTCACCGAAGGCAGTGCTGGTGCACTCAGAGCCGTGGCTGAATTAGAGCGTCTAGCACAGGATCCAGCGTCACAGATCAGTATCAAGTGGGATGGTAGTCCAGCAGTAATATTTGGTCGCAGACCAGCTGATGGTAAATTTACATTAAATTACAAAGAGTGGATTAAAAAACCTGGTGGGCAAGTAACCACACTAGATGAATTAATTCAGTTTATACAGTCACGTGGTGGTGACAAATCAGGACTTATACAGAAGTTATTGGAGTTTTGGCCAGCTGCAGAAGCTGCCACACCAGCAGGATTTAAAGGATTTGTCTGGGGAGACTTGCTCTATACTGGTGTTCCACCAGTACAACAGGGCAAGTATGTGTTTAAACCCAACACTGTGACCTATAGCGTAGTGGCCAATAGCCAATTGGGCAAAAGAATTGCCAGCAGTTCAGCTGGTGTGGCAGTGCATCAGTATCTGTCAGACGTAGATTCTGAGCCGCAGATGTTAAAGGGCACCGGTGGATTGAACGTCAACGGTCCATTGTTGGTATTGACTGGCGAAACACCGCTTCCCAAGATCAAATTAAACATACCGCAATTTAAACAAGCACAGGCCTGGATCAGCCAACGTGCCGCAGTAATAGACGAGTTTTTAAACCCAGCCAATATAGTGGGTATGCGTAGTATTAACGAATTGATGAAACGTTATATCAACAGTCGCGTTCGCACTGGTGATTTAAGTAACTTAACTGACGGTTGGCTACAGTGGGTTGGTACTGCTGGTGGCAGTCAGCAACAGAGTCAACGTATGCTGGAATATAGTCAGGCACATGACGACGGTTTAGTGGGTATATTTGGCAGTTTTGTTATTATAACGCAGCTCAAGATGGGTATTAAACAGCAGATGGATGCCGCACAGGCACAGAGTAGCGTTCAGGCTAGTCCTGGGCACGAAGGTTATGTGACAGGACAGGGTGATAACAAACTAAAACTAGTAGATCGCTTGGAATTTAGCCGTCTAAACTTTGCTAAAAACGCATGATTCTGCTATTCAACATAAATATCTACATGTAGCGTTAATCGCTCATCTAATTAGGAGAAATTAAAATGGCAATCGTAACAAGAGTAAATGGTGATGCAGCTGGCGTAACAAACGTTGATGCTGGTCGTAGCTTTGCTAACGCAGCAATTATCAACGCAGGTATCGCTGCTCCATTGGGCGCATACAAGATCGTTATGACTAACGGTAACTTGGCTGCTGAACTAACAACTGGCGGTGCAGTAGAAACAGTTCTACGTAACGTGGCTGCTAATGCAACAGTGTTGGCTTACCAAGTGGACAGCAACTTCCAGATCAGCGTTCTAACAGAGCGTTCGGCATGGTCGGCAGCTGACCTACAGACAGTTATCCAAAGTTTGGCCGCTAACATCGGTGCAACTGGTAACTGCTATGCAGGTCCTGGTGTAACTGTTACTACAGCTAGTGGTATCAAGATAGCTTAATAGTTAATTACCAACTAAACAAGAGCCCACCTAGTGGGCTTTTTGTTGGACAAAATATCTGTTCTAGTATAAATAAATGTATGAGGCATTTATAGCCCATTAATTAGGAGATTTAACATGGCAATCGTAACACGAGTTAACGGCGACGCAGCCGGTGTAGTAAACGTTGATGCTGGTCGTAGCGTTGCAAACGCAACAATCATCAATACAGGTATCGCAGCCCCAATCACAGCATACAAAATTACTGCGATGGGTGGAAACTTAGCCGCTGAATTAGTCACTGGTGGTGCAGTAGAAACAGTTCTACGCACACTGGGTGCTAACGCTTCAATCCTGGCTTACCAAGTTGACAGCAACAGCCAACTAAGCGTTATCACAGAGCGTAGTGCTTGGAGTGCAGCTGACCTACAGACAGTTATCCGCACACTAGGCGCTAACATCGGTGCTGTAACAGCAGTTGACGCCAGTGCAGCTACAGTTAGCAGCTCGGGTGGTATCAAGCTAGCCTAATAGTTAATTAATTAACTATAATAAGAAGCCCATCTTTTAGGTGGGCTTTTTTGTGGCATAAGTATCTATATGGGCATCGGATTACATTACTATACAGGTTTTACACTAGTGGATATTACAGCCACTGGGGTGACTCGCGGGTCCAGTAATCATCAACGCAATCAGCACAGCAACTGGGAAACAGTATTACAGACCATTGGATTAGGCGCACAGCCTATTGATATTTCTCCACCAGTAATACTGGAAGATATCAACACAGACTATCTGGAGTTCGGTGAATTTTATCAGGGATCATATCGTGTCTGGGCCTGGCACTTTGGAGTGGAACACGAAAATGTTTTCCTTCAGGACGGCAACCCAGTGGGTAGATTAAATCAATACTTTGAACAGGTGCCTATTATATCTGGCCTGGACGAGACAGCCAGATTTATGCTGCCCATCTTCCATCCGCATGGTAGTATTCGAAACATATACTTTAAAATGGGTACTCGTAACATAAATAATATTTGATGCGTAGGCACACATAGGCTCTCTTTTGGCATAACTTAGGCAAATTTACAAGCATCGTTCACACATAGGAACGAAAATGGCTCTGTCCACTACAGATATAGAAAAGAAAAGTCTTGAGGCACACGTAGAACTTTGTGCTGAGAGGTATGCGAACTTGGATAATAAACTAGATAGTTTAGAAAGTCGTATGGACAAGATGGAAAAGTATATTTTGGAGATCAGAAACAGTCTGTCTGGTGCCGAGAATAGTCAGTATAAGACCATTATTGCAATTGGAACCACAATTGTGGGTGCCCTGGTAGCAGGTGCCATTACCCTAATTGTTCATCTTAAATAAATCATGCGTATTGTAGAACTCTTAAATAATATAAGCCTGCCCATCACAAACGAAGAGGCAGACCTACTGCGAGAGTTCGACGGTTCTAGGGAACTATATAAAGCCGATCTTGATCCACGCCAGCAGGTAATCGCCAACCAATTGGTTAACAAAGATGTACTGTACAGAATTCAAGAAAATGGCCGTATCACATACCGCAAAAAAATCCAAGAAACCTCCACAAAATCAGGATCCGGAACTGACTCCGGAAAATCTTGAAACCTTAGCGGACCTCACTGCCACCTATATTGCTCGTTGGACTCAACGAGAACTTAAAACCCTAGCCAATAAAAGTCGATTGCCCATTTGCTGGCCCTTACCCGGCGGCGGATACATGATTGGTCGCGACAGAATCGTGCCAGAATCTGGTTATTGGCGCAGGCTGGATGTTGGATTATCTAGAAAACAGCTATTTGCCGAACGTCAGAGTGCTATATTCTATAGCTTATGCAATCACATGGGCGAAAAACGTATAGCTGACGATATTGTTAAATATGACTATGAAGTCCGAGTATTACGCAACAACGTAGCACATTATCATGCCAGTCTGGAGCGTAGTATTCGTAATAAAGATTGTTTCAGAATAAATGTATGGTCGGCTCGCTATGACGATGCCAAATTATACCTATCTGAAGCAGAAAGACTTTTAAAAAAATCCGTGCAAGCGGCTAAATACTCGAAGCAATTCGAAGGTACAGGAAAAAACAACCATGCGACTAAATGAAATGAGAAACACCACAAACGTTAAGAAAATTAACCGTGTGATGGAAAGCCGATTCGGCTTTAAGATTGATTATGACAACATGACCCTAGAAAAGGCTGTTCAGTTAGCCCAGGGCATTTCCGAAGGACTAGACAGCATCCGTCGTTCGCATGGTGTTCATAGTGCTGAACGTAACCCAAAATACATGGAAATGTTCATGGTTCGCGAAGGCCTACATCGTTGGCTAGTAGAGAACGAAAGTCGCTTTATCACTGAAAGCGAAATGGCCAAGTCGGAAGCTATTCTAGCTGCCAAAGACATGGTAGACAGTATTCAGGATATGTTGGAAAAGATCAGCAAGATGCAGAACGAGCAATTGCCTGCTTTGTTGGATACTATCCGTGACCAGATTGGTACAGAGCAAGCTGAAACATTCAAAGGCACAGTCAGTCCATTGCTGCAAAGCCTGGCACAGACACTACAGCAAGGTCGTGAGAGTGCTGATGGTGCTGCTCGTGGTTTAGCTGGTGAAGGTGTTGACCAACCCATGGCCATGGGTAGTGTTGCTGACGCCGGACTGGGTAATGAAATGCCAGCCGCACCCATGAGTGACCTGGACAGTGAAGAAGGCGACGCCTTCGGTGCTGTTGATGCAGCCGCTGGTGGTGATGCTGAATTAGGACGTGAGCGTCGTTAATGCGATATCACGAAATTCGTCAAGCTCTAAAAGAAACTGATTACTCGGCGTTTGTTGAAGACGATGCCGAGAATCATTGCTCTGATGTACTGGCCAGTGTATTGCAAAATATCATTTTCAGTGCTGAGCATGCCGAGATTCCCAAGATCCGTGTTGATGCACTGATACATCTAGTTCGTCAAGAACCTGGTGGTGAGGCATTTAATGCAGAAGCTTTAAAAAGTTGTCAACAGAACGACGAAGGAATTAAAAATCTAATCGCCAATATCAAAGATGATGATGCTGGCGTTAAGTATGTGTATCTGAATCGCCAAGATGAATTTGGTGGCGATGAATTACAAGTCCCCGGCGATGCCGATGCGACTAAAACTGCTCCTGAAAAAACTGTCAGTAGCATGGCAAAGCGGGCTGCTGGTAACCGTAGTTAAGCCAACACACGGTCAAATCCATGACTAAGATTGTGTACATCCACGGCGCCAGCGCCACAAGCGATAGTTTTAATTATATTCGAGACCATATCCGGCATACTGATATGGTCTTAGAGTATTCCAGTCTAAATCGTTTTATTGACAATTTAGAAAATATGAAAGAATCTTTGGCTAATGAACAGGATATCTTTTTTGTAGCACACAGTTTAGGTGGTATATATGCTCTGCATTTAGCAGATCATTTTACTAGCAGAACTCGTGGTGCAGTAACCATTAGTACACCATATGGTGGTAGTCGCGAAGCTGATGTGGCCAAATGGTTTTTACCATTCAATCATCTGATGCGTGATATTGGTCCCGATTCCTTTCCCATGCGTCAGGCACGACAGATCAAAGTGCCCTGTCCCTGGACCAATATAGTTACCTTACGTGGTGGTAGTCCATTTATATCCGAGGCCAATGATGGTGTGGTAACACTGGAAAGTATGCGCAGACATTCTGGAATAATGGATCTAATTGAATTAAATCTAAATCATTATGAAGTCTTGTTAAGCCGACAGACCGTTGATGTTATTAAAAAACGACTTGACACTTAAATACCAAAGTAGTATAATCATTCTACCCAAACTCTCCCTGGAGAATCATATGAAACAAGTACTTGTTGCCCTATTACTTTTGATAGCATCCACTTCTGTATTAGCCGACCGCGGCCATCGCGGTGGATACAATGGATATAACTATAATCGTGGTTATAATAATAATTGGGTAGTACCTGCTATTATTGGTGGTGCAGTGGTTGGTGGTCTAGTATATGGAGCTACCAGACCCCCTCCAGTATATCAACCACCAGTACAATATTATTCGCCACCAGTGTACGTTGACCCAACACCACAGATTCCATACGGTTATCGTGTTGAACAAATTTTAGATGCATCGTGCAATTGCTATAGAACGGTGTTAGTACCTAACTAAGGAGTACAATATGGCATATTCAGACAAAGTTTTAGATCATTATGAAAATCCACGAAATGTAGGTTCGTTTGCCAAAGACGATCCTGATGTTGCTACAGGTATGGTGGGTGCACCAGCTTGCGGTGATGTAATGAAACTACAGATAAAGGTACAAGATGGTATCATCACAGATGCGAAGTTTAAGACATATGGTTGCGGCTCAGCGATTGCGTCGTCAAGCCTGGTCACTGAATGGGTCAAAGGAAAAACCCTGGACGAAGCAGCAACTATTAGAAATACTGAAATTGCTCAAGAACTAGCTCTACCACCAGTTAAAATACATTGTAGTATATTAGCTGAGGATGCTATCAAAGCGGCAATAATCGATTATAGACAAAAACATGATACTACCAATTCTGAAGTGGCCGGACCCAGTTTTACTTAAAACTTGCCAGTCCTGGGATTTTAAAAACCCACCTCTGGGATTACAGCGTTTTATCGAGAAGGATCTCATTGATACTATGATGAGTGAAAACGCCCTGGGACTGGCAGCCAATCAAGTGGGCATAACTTATCGAGTCATAGCTATGAATGTCCAGGATGGGCAATATGCTGGACAACAGATAGTAATGCTGAATCCCACTATAGACAAAGTATCGGATGACCTATGGGAAGCTACTGAGGGGTGTTTAAGTTTCCCTAGAGTGGAGTTAACCATAGCCCGACCACGACATGTGTATGCATGTTGGTATAACATCGCTGGAGAACTTCATTCCACTGTTTTCGCCAACATAGATGCCAAATGTATATTACACGAAATAGATCACTTGGATGGACGAGTTTTCAAAGACTATGTTAGTGATCTAAAATATCAGACTGCCCTAAGAAAATCAAGGAGATAATATGGCCAAGCGTATTTTAATTATGGGTTTACCTGGATCAGGTAAAACAACTCTAGCAACACGACTTAAAAATCATATCGAAGACATCAAGCACGAAGGATATGGAATCACAGTAGAGTGGTTCAATGCTGATGAAGTCAGAAAAAAATTCAATGATTGGGACTTTTCAGAAGCAGGTCGAATTCGTCAAAGCCTGCGCATGGATGAGTTAGCTGCAAAATCCACAGCAGATTATGTCATCTGCGACTTTGTGGCACCACTAGTGGAAATGCGTAACAACTTCAAAGCCGACTGGACTGTTTGGATGGATACTATCGAGCAAGGGAGATTTGAAGACACTAATCGAGCATTCGTACCACCTACAGTATATGACTTCCGTATCACAGAACAAGATGCAGCTAAATGGTCAGTGTTCGTAGCAGATCATATTTTAGCTGATCAACGTCGCCCAGTATTTGACTGGCGCAAAGAAACTGTACAGATGCTGGGACGCTGGCAACCCTGGCACCCAGGACATCGTGCCTTATTTGAACGCCTGTTAGAAAAGACAGGACAAGTCGTTATTCAGATACGCGACGTACAAGGTTGGCAAGGCAGCAACCCGTTTGGTCTAGAAGAAGTTAAACAGCGAATCCGCCATGATTTAGATCCTCTATATCAAGGACAGTATGATATTCAAGTGGTGCCCAACATTGTGCATATTGGTTGGGGTCGCGGAGTGGGCTATACTTCAGGTGAAGAAACATTTGATGAAGAAATCACCAAGATATCAGGCACTAATATTCGCAAGCAAATGGGCCTTAAATAAGAGTATGATCACTATTACAGAAACAGCCGCAAAAAAGATCGTCGGTAATATTACCAAACGTGGGTTGGGTGTGGGCATTAAAGTGGGAGTTAAAACCACAGGATGTTCAGGTCTGGCCTATGTCATGGAATATCTGGATCAAGCACCAGTGACTCGTGATTGGTTAAAGTATGAACAAGATGGTGCAGTTGTCTGGATTACTGGTAAAGATCTAGTTTACTTGGATGGATTGACTATTGATTATGTTCGCCAAGGACTAAATGAGGGTTTTGATTTTAAAAACCCCCAAGAGGCTGCTCGTTGCGGTTGCGGTGAAAGTTTTACTATATGACAACAACCTTGCAGCAAGAATTGGACTCTAGGCTAGAGTGGGCAAAAAATAATCCTGGATTGTGCCTCTTCCCCTGGTCAATGATAGATATTCGTAGATCTATACCCAACTTAGGTAGACCACTGACTACCTGTTGCTGCAATCTAGACGAGTTTAAACCTGACCCCACTTTTCCAGACTATACACAACCTGATCCTATGTTTCGTTTAAAACAACATATGGATCAAGGTACTCTTCCCCCAGCCTGTTACCGATGTTCTACTGAGGAACAGCATGGTGGAACTAGTGAACGTGTCCGTCGCATAATTAGTGAACCTTTAATTAAATTAGAGCAGTTTAAACAAAATCGGTCCGTGGACTCATATGGGGTCAGAGTAAAATTTGGAAACCTTTGCCTACAGGCATGTCGGATCTGTCATCCACATGATAGTTCAGTCTGGCATCGACTGGCCAACACGCCAGGCGAAAACATTTTTGAAACTGATGTAACTGATGATCCAGAGTTTTGGAAATTAATAACAGATTCAATTGAAAGAGAAATTAATCTACATCGACATTTCCACATAGATCTTATGGGCGGGGAAACACTAATACAAACTGGTATTGATCGTTTGTTGGATTGGTGTATTGAACGTGGTTATCAAGATCGTTTGGAAGTGCGCATTACGACGTCGCTTAGTGCTATGCCAGCTGACGTGTTATTAAAACTAACCAAATTTCGTTTGGTATTGTTTATGCTTAGTATAGACAGTATTGGTGACAATTATCGTTATGTCAGATGGCCAGTGGAATTTGACAAAATTGAAGGAAACTTAGATTATTTAATTAATTTTGGTAAGTTACACAGTGGAAATTTTACCTATTTACTGACCCCAGTTTTTAGTTTAAGTAATATTTTTTATATTGTGGATTATTTAGATTATTGGCAAAACTGGTTTAACTCACACGGCATAAATTTTCGTATAATGAATACTAATATTACCATGCCCACATCTTATCTAGATATCCAAGCATTGCCAGTAAAATATCGATCGAAGTTGTTGGATATATTAACTTCAGGACTTACACACAAAATATTTACACAGTATCCAGAACAAACTATACATTTATTTAATTTTATACAGAGCACTATAAGAGAATTGGATATATGGCCTGACAACGATAAGTTATGGCAATTGTTCTTAAAGTTTACTGCTGACTACGATAAGCGAACAAGATTACAGTTCGACATATCCAACGATAGACTGTATAATGTATTGGATCAGCAAGATCGCGATCAATTTTCCGATCTAATGTCAAAATCAAACACAACTAATTGGCTTAGAACCAAGGCTGGTTTGCTACAAATAAACGGATTGCCATTTTAATGATAACTCAACGATATAATTACGCACCCATCAGCAGAACCAATGTTGATGGCAAGAGACACTATTGCCTACCTGACGGCAACAAGGTGCCCAGTGTTACTACAATCTTGGACCGAACCAAACCACAGGAAACTCGTGACGCACTGGCCAATTGGAAAAAGAATGTGGGCGAGGCTCGTGCTCAACAGATTACCACAGAAGCGGCCAACCGCGGCACACGTATGCACGCCTACTTGGAAAGTTATGTCATGATGGATGACATGAAACCCCTGCCCAGCAATCCTTTTGCTCATCCCAGCTGGTTCATGGCCGCTGAAGTTATCATGCAGGGGTTAGTTCACGTTGATGAATTTTGGGGTGTGGAAGTTCCAGTTTACTATAGTGGGCTATACGCTGGCACTACAGATTGTGTGGGTATATGGAAGGGTCGTCCAGCCATAATGGACTTTAAGCAGAGCAACAAAGTTAAAAAACGTGAATGGATTGAAGATTATTTCCTACAGTTGGCCGCCTATGCACAGGCACATAATGACACTCATGGCACTGACATCAATACTGGTGTGATACTCATGGCAGTTCAGCCTAAACTATTAGAAGATCAGACTTATAGCACACCACAGTATTTAGAATTTGTTGTAGAAGGTGACGAATTTGCACACTGGACTGAAGAGTGGAACAAGCGTGTGGAATTATTTTATCTAACTAAAGATTATGTATAAAGTAGATTATTTAGACCTAGTAACCATACGCAGTTGCCAGATGGCCTGTGAGGGGTGCTGCACTTTTAGTGATCACAGAGAGATTAATGGACTGGTGGAGCCCGACGAGGAATCACTGGCTTTCTGGGGCAAGAGAATTATGCCCGGACGATTGCACTTGTTTGGTGGTGAGCCCACCATGCACCCCAGACTCATGGACTGGTTCCGCCTGGCTGGCAAATACTGGCCAGTCTGTGAAGATGGTGATGCCACTCCCATCTGGTTAAACACCAATGGTTATTATCTGGATAAGTTATTTCCCCATGTGGAAGAATTATTCACGCAGCCTATTAAAATGTTTGTTAGTATTACACATCATACCCTGGCTGAACCCTACAACAGTCTGGTGCAGAGTAATTACGAAGAGCTGGCTGAACGTATTCTGGAAGTAAATCATCGCGTATATCCCAACAGACGTTTTCACTGGAAGACTGATACTCCCTGGGACAGCGAACATAAGAAGTTTGTGCATCTAACAGACGACCGTGGTTATAGTAGTGTTTTATTAAATGTATGCCGTCAGCACGACGATCACTTTGTACCACATTACAAGGGACATGGTGCTACACTGGAGCCCTGGTATGATTACAACGACGACCAGGGCCTGCATATGAATCATAATGTCTGTCATATTAAGAATTATGTACAGATCTATCAGGGTCGCTTGTATAAATGCCCACCACGTGGCGTATTAAATCAGACGCTGGAAACATATAATTTACAAGACACTGAAAAGTGGGCTCAATACTATAATGATTATGAAAGCCTGGGTATAGATGCCAGCCCAGAACAGATAGATGCTTGGTTTGAGCGCCAGAGAAGTGCTGAGAAATCCTGTAACATGTGCGGGTTTATGCACAGTCATTATCATTTGCCAGTACAGGAACACCTGCCCAAGAAACTGTTCAAGATCCGACCTGTCCAAGCATAAATAACAAAAAGAACAGGATTTAAGCAATGGCAATTCTACAAATCTCCAGAATTCAGCATAGACGAGGTCTACAAGAAGACCTGCCTCAGCTGGCATCAGCCGAATTGGGCTGGAGCATTGATACAAGAAAATTATATATCGGTAACGGCACTGTTGATGAAGGTGCACCTA